GGAATTCAACCACACTGGGTCGACATAGCAGCCCAAGCAAACAAAGGCAGTGCAAATGCTCAAGACTGGTTACGAAATGAGAAAATCCACGCAAGTGAAACTGCATGGGTTGGAACCAGTTTTGATGCTGTACTTGATAATAACGGCACAATTGACGACTTGTTTGCCCAGGTCAAAGATCTGGTACAAGATCCCCTTGACGCCAGCGAATCCCCTCTTTATGTAGGACTCGTGCGCAGTTAGAACATACAGTTTTTAAGTTAGCAGGACGGCAGTTGTTTAAATCGCCGTCCACGTGAAATACTGTGAACACTTCTTTGTGCGGTGACTTGAAACCACACTTGTCACACTGATTTTTTATTCGGTATCCCATGCGATACCAACGGGCAATGCCATGCCCTTCTCCATGCTTTAAACACACATTACACATGCTTCTATAGTATGTGCGTCCATTTTTACGATAATTTACTGCGGTAGGTCTCATGCCGCAACTGCATAGTGGTCTCATATTGTATTTAATTAAACCTGGCCTTTTTGAGACCTTTTTGGTGGTGTATATAGCACCCAAAATTTCAAAATGCTATAAATACATTACAGAACATGTTCACATGGAGATCACAATATGGCTCAACTTAGTTCACCAGGCGTAAGCGTAACAGTAGTAGATGAAAGTTTCTACACACCTGGCGCCCCGGGTACAGTACCCCTAATTATCGTTGCCTCTAAGGCAAACAAAATGAACGCAGCTGGCACTGGTATTGCACCAGGCACTACAGCAGCAAATGCTGGCAAAGTATGGTTGTTAACAAGTCAAATGGATTTAGGAAGTACCTTTGGTATTCCATATTTCCAAACTGATGCGGCTAACAATCCAGTCAACGCTGGCGAATTAAACGAATATGGCCTACAAGCTGCTTACAGCTTTTTAGGCGTTAGTAACCGTGCTTATGTGGTACGTGCAGACATTGATTTGAGTCAATTGGTAGCTGAAGCAGATGCACCAGTAGGCAAAGCAGCAGATGGCACACTATGGTTAGACACAGTTTCTACAAACTTTGGTTTGTTTGAGTGGAACTCAGCACCAGCAAGAGTAACAGGTGGCCAGTCATTCGTGACCAAACCAGTAACAGTTATTACTGATACAGAATTAGTAGACACAGGCACTCCTAAACCAAGCTATGGCCAAATTGGTCAATATGCTATTGTAGCAACAACAACTTTATTCAAGTTATGGTACAAAAAACCAATTACCGATACAGCAGGCGGTGTATGGGTTGAAGTTGGAAGTACTAACTGGGTTAAGAGTCGTCCAACAGCATCAGCAACACGGGCTATTGCATCAATCACTCCAGGTGTTGCCAAGTCATTCACTGGTGCAATTACCAGCACAACACTAACTGTTACATCAAGTGTATCTAACGGACCTTTAGTAAACTTAGATTTGTTAGCGTTTGTGGGTGCAACTCCTAACACATTGATCCGTGGACAGTTGACTAGCACAGGTTCTTCTGTTGCTACTGTAGAATACACCAGCGGCGGTGCTAGCGGCATGCCTGACTTTAACGTAATCAGTCCAGTTGGCCTAGTTAACGGACAGTTAATTACTGGTACAGGCATTCCAGCAGGAACTATTATCAGTGTAGCTGCCAATACTGTTACTCTAGTAAATTCAATTACAGGCAATCCAGTACTGTTGACACAACAAGCAGCTGGAATGTATGATGTGTATACACCAGGCGGAATTGGTACATACAGGGTTAATCAAACTTATGCTAGCCCAGTAACATCAACAACTATGACAGTTTCAACAACTGGTCAAACACTTACTATCAACGGAATTCTTGTTGGCGGTGTGACCACAGTTAGCGCATTAGCAACAGCAATTAATAATTCTGCTATCACTGGTGTTACTGCTTATGCAGATAGCAACAACTACTTGTATTTGTATTCTACAGGTGATGATATCACAGTAAGTGGAGCAATTGCAAATCTTGCAGGATGGACTAGCGGTCAACAAGCATCAAAAACATTCAATGTTCCAGAACTAACTATTGCTCCCCACTACACACCTCCAAGTTATGGTACTTTTGACGACATGCCTCGCCCAACAGGCAGTTTATGGATCAAGACAACCAGTGTTAATTTAGGTGCAAACTGGATTATCAACAAGTATAACGAAGAACAAGATGCTTGGATCAAACAATCAGCAAAACTATTTGAAGATGCTTCAACAGCATTATCAGTACTAGACCCAGTTGGTGGCGGCGCAAACTTGTCACAAGGTGCATTGTATGTGAAATACAACAATGACGAACAACACCCAGCATTGTCTAATTTTAAAATTTATCAAAGAGCTGGAGTGGGTGCAACTACTATCACTAGTATAGCAATTAAAGCAAGCACATTTGCAGTTCCAGATAATGGCTCTAAGTCGATGACTGTGAGTTGGAGTGTTCCAGGTAGTGCAACAAAAACTACTCCTGTAACAGTAACATTTATAGCAGACGGTGCAATTGGTGATGCAGCAAAATTTGTAGAAGCGTTTCAATCAGTTGTTCAAGACACAAACATTTTAGCTCAAGTAAACAGCGACAACACCATCACTATCAGTCACTTGACTGGCGGTGAGATTGTTATTGACGACGGTGCAGATGAAGGTTTTGCAACCATGTTCCCAGTAGCAAGCACAGCAAACTTGTACAATATTTCAGCAGTATTGGACGACGTAAACGGCGCAGATTCGACTATTTTTGTAGCCAGCTTATGGACTTCAACAGTTGATGGCTTTGGATTTGTTAGTGTAAGCAGTTCACACCCAACCACAATTCCAGCAGACCAGACATTATGGTACAACAGCGATATTACAGATGTTGACATTATGGTTAACAACGGTAGTGCATGGGTTGGCTATTTGTCTGCTAACGGTGCCAACAACTATCTAGTTGGTGGTAAAACTGTTGTTAACGGTGGTGTTGGCGGTGACGATACAGACCCAAATGGGCCAATTGTTGCAGCTACTAAGCCTAAGAAGCAAAGCGACGGTAGCCCATTAGCACATGGTGATATTTGGGTCAGCACAGCAGACATTGGCAATTTTCCAGTAATTTACAAGTACAATCTAGTTACAAGCAAGTGGGTACTAGTTGATAATGCCGACCAAACAACATCAAACGGTATTGTGTTTGCTGATGCACGTTGGAGCGGAGCAGGCGATGATGTAGCACCCGATTCAATTGCCAAGTTATTGACATACAATTATGTTGATCCAGATTGCCCTGAGGCAGCATTGTATCCAAGAGGCACATTGTTATGGAACCTACGTCGTTCAGGATTCAATGTTAAGAAATTTGTACAAAACTATATTGATCCAGGTGAATTGAATCATGCATATCAACCAACTGGCGCACCGGATGCACAAACGTCTTACTATCCACATCGTTGGGTAAGCGCAGCTGCTAATCAGTTGGACGGTTCAGGCACATTTGGAACAGCAGCTCAACGTGCAGTTGTGTTAACTGGACTATTGGCAACTATCCAAGAAAATCAAGGAATCCGTCAACCAGACACAGTTATTTTCAACTTGTTGAGTTGCCCAGGCTACTTGGAAACATACAGTGCATTGATTGGTTTGAATACTGACAACGGAGAAAGCGCATTCATTATTGCTGACGCTCCAGCTCACATGACACCAGATGCTACAACACTAAGCAACTGGGGCAACAACACAGCAGGTGCCGCAAATGACGGAGATGTTGGATTGATTGCTACAAATGCTTACTCAGCTGTTTATTATCCATGGGCTTACACTAGCGACTTGATTGGCAACTTTGTTGTTGTTCCTCCAAGTCATGTTATGTTACGTACAATTGCTCTAAGCGACAACGTTTCTTATCCATGGTTTGCACCAGCTGGTGTACGTCGTGGCGGAGTAACAAATGCCAGCTCAGTTGGTTACGTTGACAGAAATTCTGGCGAATTTATCACAGTAGCATTAAACGGCGGACAACGCGATACACTAGCAGGAATCCATGTAAACCCAATTACATATCTTGCTGGAACAGGCCTAGTAGTTTACGGACAGAAGACACGTCAGTTGGTTGCCAGCAGCTTGGATCGTATCAACGTGGCACGTTTGGTAATTTACTTGCGTTATCAGTTGAACGTGATTGCTAAACCATTCATATTTGAGCCTAACGACACAATTACTCGTAACGAAATCAAACAACAAATTGAAAAATTATTGTTAGGTTTGACAGCTCAACGTGCGTTATATGACTTCTTGGTAGTTTGCGACAAGTCAAATAATACACCAGCAAGAATTGATGCCAACGAATTACACGTTGACATTGCAATCGAACCAGTTAAATCAGTTGAATTCATCTATATACCAATGCGTTTAGAAAACACTGGTGGTGTAGCTGGACTTGGCGCATAATAGGAGAACATAAATGGCAATCGCAGCATTATCTAACTTTACAGTACCACTAGCAAGCGACCAAAGTGCAGGCTCACAGGGCATGTTGATGCCCAAGCTAAAGTATCGTTTCAGAGTAACATTTGAAAACTTTGGTAAAAGCGGTAGTACTACAGAACTTACAAAACAAGTTCAAGACTGTGGACGACCAAGTGTTAAATTTGCAAACCAAGTAATTGAAATTTACAACAGTAAAATCAACTACGCAGGCAAACCCACTTGGGATCCAATTGCAGTTAAAATTCGTGACGACGTTACAGGCGCTGTTACCAGTTTGATTGGCGAACAGAATCAAAGACAATTTGACTTCTTTGAACAAAGTTCAGCAGCAGCTGCAGGTGACTACAAGTTCACATTGCGCATTGAAATGTTGGACGGCGGCAACGGAACCAGCACTCCAAACGTACTTGAAACATGGGTATGTTATGGTTGCTATTTGGCTGCTACCAACTATCAAGGTCTTGATTACAAAGCTCAAGAAGCAGTTGTACTAGACCTAAGCATACAATTTGACAATGCAGTACAAACAACAGGTGGAACACTGGGAGCTGCAACTCCAGTAATGACACCAGGTGCA